ATTAAGAGCATAGATTGTCAGCCGCATAGCTTGCTCCTTTTTGTCGTTTCTAGGGGAACTTTTGTTCCCCTTTTTTTATTAATTAAAATTTTTATACTATGCCTAAATTTAATTCAAAAAACCACGGTACTAAAACAGCCAACAGAGCTGGAGGTGATGCACACAAACAATCACCTGAGCTTGAATTTGTGTCTCTTATCTTGACATCATTTGTAAAAGATAAATTTTATGAGTCAGAGAGTAATGTTATTGAAAGATTGAGAAATCTTATAACAAGGCTTAACCCTGAATTTGTTGCAAAATCGGCTATATATGCTAGGCATGAGTTTGGGATGCGCTCTGTAACTCATATTATAGCTAGCGAATTAGCTAAACATATTAGTAAGAATGAATGGGCTAAAAGGTTTTACAATAAAATAGTTAAACGTCCGGATGATATCCTCGAAATTCTTTCTTATCACTTTGGTAATAATCAAAAAGTATCTAACTCAATGAAGAAAGGGTTGGGTATTTCTATGAATAAATTTGATGAATACCAACTTGCTAAATACAAAGGTGAGAATAGAAATATAAAGCTTGTTGATGCATTTAATATTTTACACCCCAAACCTGAAAATGATAAAAAAGACAAAATATTTAATAAGTTAATTAACGGAGAACTTAAATCAAAGAACACCTGGGAATCTAAAATTTCTGCAAGCAATGGAGATAAAGAAAAGAAAAAGCAAGCCTGGTCAGAACTTATTGATTCAGGAAAGATTGGATACTTTGCCTTACTTAGAAACCTAAGAAATATACTTGAAGATGCCCCGGATAAAATTGATAAGGTAAGTGAATTGCTTGTGAATAAAGAAAAAATACATGGTTCGTTAGTATTGCCTTTTAGATTTATGACAGCATTAAAGGTTATTCAAAGATATTCGTCAAGCAGAACGTTACTTGAAGCTATTAACAAAGCTATAGACATATCTCTTGATAATGTGCCAGAATTTGATGGTCGAAACCTTATTGTTTTAGATGTGTCTGGTTCTATGAAGTTTAGAGATGGCGATTATGGCTCTCCTGCTGAAATAGGTGCTTTGTTTGCTATGGCACTTTACAAAACAAATGATTGTGATTTCATGACCTTTGATAGTTTTGCAAGATATGAAAATTTGATACCATCAGATAGTATACTTGCAATGACAAACCAAATTAACTTCAGGGGTGGTGGAACGAATTTAAGATCAGTATTTGATACAGCAGACAAACCATACGATAGAATAATAATTCTTACTGATGGTCAAGGTTGGATGGGCAGAACAACACCAGCAAGAGAACTAAATGAATATAGAGAAAAAGTAAAATCCAACCCATACATATATAATTTTGATCTTGAAGGATATGGAGATATGCAATTCCCTGAAAATAATGTGTTTTGTGTAGCTGGATTCAGTGAAAAAGTTTTTGACGTAATGAAGATTTTAGAAACAAACAAAAAAGCCCTGTTCAATTCAATCAATTCCATTACTATCTAAAACAGGCTAAAAAAAGGGGACTATTTTAGGTCCCCTTTTGATATTTTTTCATTATATTTTTTTTCTAGTTCTTTTAGTTTTAAATTCATTTCCTGTTCCATTTCTTTACGCTTCAATTTATTCTCTTCTTGCTGCATTTGTCTTTTGAATTCAAGTTCGGTACGTAATCTTTGAGTTTCATATTCTTGCTGAAGTTTTTCTCTTTGTAATTCAGTTGAATCCCTTAGCCCGTCTCTATCTAAATCCTGCATTCCTTTTTGAGCTTCCATGTCAATTTCGTACTTATCAAGTTTAAGCTGTTGCTGCTTGTGTTTGTCTTCAAGCTTCAGTTCAAGTTCTTTAAGTCTTGTTTCTCTAGCTTTAAGCTCTTGATTTGCTCTGATAATTTCCATTTCTCTTTGATGAGATTTCTTTTCAGCCTCTTCAAGTTTCCTAATCTTACCAACAACATCGTGATCTCTCTCAGCATTAATTAATCCAGATAAAGTAATATTGTCGTTTTGCATGGCAGCAAGACCCCAGGATGATATTTTCTGTAACAACTTTTCTGTATTATATCCATGATCTATGTATAATCCATATTGATTTTCTGCAAAATTAGCTCCATCAAGTTTATAAATATTTCTTATAAGTTTATCATCAATAAAATCTAAAACTTTTGGGTCATCTTTTGTATAATCTCTCCAAGCCTCTTTTGCAGTTTCAAGATATAATTCTAATAGCCTAAGTTTTGTGTCATCATGAACATTAAACCATTCCTCGGTTATGTGAGCGGATTTTTCTATACTCATGTCAATACCACCTTTTGTTTCTCTTGCTTCCATTTGTCCTATCCTTTGTGGCGGGACACCTAATATTTCAGACATTTCTTTTTTTACATAAGTTGCCATCTCCATGTTGGTTTTAATAGAAGCTGCATTAGAAAGATTCATCGTTTCATTGCCGCGTTGCACAACGTTACCCGCTATGCTTCCTTGTGCCGGTCCTTTTTTTGCTGTTTTAAATGAATCCGTTGCATAATAACCATTCATTTCTGCATAAGCAATCCATACATCAGGCTCCCAACCTTCAGGTATTTTGGCAAAATCCATTTCCGCAAGCACGCCTTTATCTCTTGCAGAAGCAAGTTCTGTTCTTCTCATATAAACATCATACAGATATTTATATGGTTTTGCTCTATCAAGAAGACTAACAGGTTTTTGATTGTTATAAGTATAAATAGTTCCTATAACTGGAGGTTTGCATATAGAAGGATTATTCATCTGTTCTCCTATTCTTGGAAGCGCACCCATGTTTTTATACATGCTATCTCCAATTAAATATCCATGCCTGAATTGTCTTACCCATTCTTTTGTTCCGGATTCTCCCTTTTCTTTTTTAGGTTTATAATTACCAGCAACATATGTCTCTTGCATCTCTCCATCTTCATCTGGATACCTAAGTCTCATTATTTCTGTGAAGCTAGACCATATTGCATGAGTTACTTTTACATTTCCAAATTCATCATAATATCCACCATAAGCATTTACATCAGAATAATCCGGAGCAATAATATTTGCACTAGGAAGCTTTGACACCTCTTCATTATCAAAAACTCCATGATAAGTAAAATCACCACGTCTTTTTGTGTATCCCATCTCAAGCTCTTCTATTTCAGAATCGGTTAATTCATCATGAAACCTGTCTATTACTTTTCCAACCGGCAACCAATAATCAATAATTATCATATCAGAATCTTCTGTGTATGGACTATCGCCACTTCCAACAGTAGTTATATTTACCGGGTTAATTTTAGTAACTTCCGGCTCATTCATTATATTATCAATTGCGTAATGCTCCTCTGCATTTATTAATACATCATACCAACCATCTGAAAGCTTATTTTTCATCTTTTGAGTATGCCAACCGTATTTTAATACACGATCTGCTGCTTTTTCACGAAGGTCTTGATATTCATATTCTGTATATTGTTTAAAATTTTCAAGCCTTTGTACTATTTCTTGTTCTGAAAGATTGTTGTTTATAATATCTATCCATTCTCCTCTTAACTCATCAAGAAGTTCTTCCTCTCTTTCTGAAACAGCATCATGATTCATCATTCTTACTCTCCAATTAAAAGACCGGTTCATTTCTTCTCCTTTTAAAACACCAAAATATTGTGTTTCTATAGGATAGTCCTGGGCTTTGGCTGGGAAATTAACACCTTTTATTCCTTGTGGATTAAAGGCTCTTTCAAAATCGCTTTCATCTAATTTCCCGTTAGCTATATCATAATTCAATTGTTTTTCTATAGCAGACTTACCTAACCTTGTAAAATCATAAGATGCAATTGTTACTGCTGCATCTATACATCGTTTGTGAAAATCTTCGCCCTTCTCTCTCTCTGGTACTTTTTGAGAAGGAAATTTCTGTACATTCTTTCCTATATTATTTTCCATGGCTAATTTTTATTTGCAAATTTTCTATTTTTATCTAATATATTTTGCTTGAATAAATCTTGCTTTTTAAAAAAATTATGCAAAACTTCTTCAGGCTTTTCTTCCTGATCTGTTGACTCCATGTGCATCGTTGCCATTGACTCTTTCAAAATAAATAACTGTATAACAGCACTCATCCTATCGTAGTTTCTTCTTTTTGAAAAATGATCATCAGCATTCCAGTATATTGCTTCTTGAAGCAAAGGATGAGATTTTATTGTATGTAAATTCATAAGTGAAATTTCATCATTATCTATCTGGGCCTCCTGTGTTAACCATTCTTTGAATAAGTTAACACCATGAAGTATTATTTCTCTTGATTGTACTTTTAATCCTTTTGTATCATTACCTACCGTTCTATAATGAACCAAACCTTTGTCCTTTAAATATTTAGGAGTATTGGCTAAAAGGTGAAGTGAATTGTTCTTTTCAAAATGTGAAAAAATACCCTTTTTATTTGCCTCATATAATCCTTGTGCATTATAATAAATAAGTAGTTTTCTGCAATTTTCAAAGAATGTATTTATTGATTGTGGTTTCCCTGTATATTCAGCTACTATTCTATTGGTGAGTCTATTCATTATAATGATAGAACCAAGAGAGGTAGTTTGACTACCATCGTCTGAATAAGGGTCAATACCAGCTATGTATATTCCCCAGGGAATAGAATTATCTGTCTTTCGTTGTGGATGTTCCCATATTACAATGGCTCCTTCACTATCATCACTACTTGATAAAGGATATTTGGTTATAGGTATTAATGAATCGTCTAGTTCAAATTTATAGTTTCCTTTTTCTGTATCGTATATAAGTTCTCCTATCGTTTCTTTACCTATCCATTTTTTAGGATTTATGGTAAGATTTGATTCATGATCTATTAATTCTTTCACAGGCAAAGGAGAGCTTGATGTTCTCATAAAAGCCTCTTTTGGATTTTTTGGTTCCTGTGAAATAAAATTGTGATAAAATTGTTTATCTCCTTTTTTCTTCTCTTCTCTTTTTTGATCAAGCTTTTCTTCTGCTAAATCTCTATAGCTATTTCCTTGTGAGTCAACAAGGTCGAATGTTTTTTCTTTCCAGGTATTCCTTACATATACCCATTTTTTAATTTTACCGGGGTAATACCACATGTTATCAATGAAAAATCCACAATCTCCTGTGTCGTTTTCATCATATATATTTTTATAAGCTTTTAAACCAAATTTTTCAGGGTCATAAAACATTATATTAAATGGGATTGTTCCGCTTTCCATTGAACCTCCGGTTCCCCATACAAGAGGCACTCCTACAAATTCAGACCCATCCCTCCAAAGAGGTTCTGCAAAAGCAAATGCTTCTAAAAGATTTGAAAATCTACCAGCCTCTTCAAAGCCAAATACATCGCATGAAGCCCCGATTCCTTTAAATGGGTTATCCTTATAAGACAATGCTCTCACTTCTGACATATACCCATCTTCAATCTCAACATTGCTTTCATTAAGATATTTATATGAAGCCCTAAAATGCTCCCACGAACTTTTTCCTTGTTGTCTTTTAGCCCAAACAGTATTTTTATTTAAGTGATTTATTGTAAAATGTATACCTTTCAAGGTTGTGCTATAATGTTCCTTTTCATAAGCACTTAGTATATTATTAGAAGCGGGCAGAAAATTATAGTTATAAGCATATACAGAGCTTGCTATTTCGTATGTAGAACCTTTTCGTCTTCCTTTAGCCCAAATCATCCCCTTCTTTTCATGTTCCGGGTCTTCTGCATATGGACCTTCTCCAAAACATTCTTCAAGTTCATTCAAATGATAATATTGATGATCTAAAAAACGAGGGAAAGTAATAATTTTTCTTTTGCCAGATTTACCCGTTTCGTAATTGAACGGCCTGGCTTTCATCATTCCAAAGTTAAGAAAAAAATAATGTCTTCCGGAGATTCTTACACCACCTACGGTATATCCCTCGAAACATCTTCTTTCTTGTTCATCCCAGTAATCTTCATAATCTGGTGAGCCAACTGGTGCATCTGTATAATAACCATACTCCATAAACCTCCTTGCTTCTTCGTTGAAATAAGAAGAGTTTATGAATTTAAGATAATCCTGGTTAGTGTTTTTAACAGGATTTTTTATTGTGTTATCTATGTTTTCCCATTTCTGAGCTACTTTAATGTCTGCCATCTCTATTTGGGTTTTCTCTTGTTCCTACGGTTCCTCCACCCCTTATTTTCTTCTGGGATAATTCATCAAATACTTTGTTCTCAAGATCAACGACACTGTTAATACTCTCAGGTATTTTACCTTGAATATTTAATAGTTTACTAATATAGTTAAAAAGCTTTTCCATATTTTGGAGGGCTTTTTTATCATCCTCCTCTTCGTTTTGCTTTTTAG